ACGTACCCCTCCTGCTCTCGATTTTGGCAACATCATCTCTACCCAAGAGAAGACGTTTGAGCTGTTCTCAGCCTTCCGCAGACAAAGAGAAAGTGATTGCATAGGCCTTGAAAAGTAAACCTAGGCATGATCTGAGACGTAGCAGCCTCAAGTGATTGCACTCCGAGGATAGCTGAGCGATTGTCCGGGAACCTGACCGACTGAACGAACCCATCAAAGATCAATCTAGGATTATCGAAGGTAGGAACTTCATTTCGTTGAAGTCGTGTTACTGTCAACGAAGCACGTTGCCCCGGTGGAATGCCTATGTATTTACTGGCATAGTCATTTACGAGAGGCATCGTAACCTGAAGCAAACGCTGTCTTTCATCTTTGCCCTGAGCTATGCCATTTCTTGATATAGCTTCAGGGGTGTAAAGATCGGAGTCAAATGTGATTTCATCCTCTGACGTAGTGAAACGAAAAGGATCAGTTCCAAGAAGAAACTCGTAAACCTCTATCGGCTCAGAGCTTTCTGTACTGCGTTCTAGGGTATCAAAGCTAGACATTATCGAATACCGTCCTTACTGGGGCAGTCATTCTAGCACGTCCGATAATGGTTTGGTGTTGGATGCGCAAAGAATCCGTCGCAAATCTTACTAGCTCGTAGAACTCAATCCGAGTGATCTCAGATACCATTCGGTTGACTGGCCATGTGCCATCTAGGGTAAGACGCTCTTCGGTTCCTGACAGCTCGACGGAAGATGTGATAGTACGAACAAGGTTTGTGCCGTCGGTAAACGTGATTCGGAATGTAGCCTTGGGCTGCCTGTCCTGAATGAATCTCGTGTAACCGATGTTGTCTACGTCAATAGTATTTTGTGTTGCTACGAGATCTTGAGATGCTGTCAAATCTTCGGCAAAGCTAGGAATCCAGAACGATATCTGTTGTCCTCTGATTGATAGCAGCAATTGTCTAAGCTCGAAGAGTTGTTGTCTGCTGCGAATGGAAAAACCTTTGTTGTGTACTCGTTTATCCCTGTCCCAAGGTGAATCTTGACTAACGATTCCTGATTCACTATCGATCACGAAGAGACGTCTCTCAAATGACTCAGACATAGTTCCTTCGATAAGGTTGCAATCGTCTAGCAGAACCTTTCCACCAAAGGACGAGAACGCCGCTGTACTAGCAGCAGGTATTCCTGTATCGTTGTCCGTGACCCGAAACGAGATAATGAACTCTTCTGCCGTGACAGGAAATCTTCGCCCCTGTACACTGGGTCTTGCGTGAGCCAAACGAACAGGAACAACTAGATCACCTATTGCGTAACTGTTTTGGATCGCGGAAATAAACGTAACTTGGCTTGCTGTCTTAGACAAGACTTCTATTACATCAAAGGTTCTATTGTCTTTGAACACAACAGCAAGTTGTCCCACTCGCATGTCTACAAAAGTCAAGTCTTCCACGTCTGCCGTGGAGGTTGCTCCCCCAACAATGGCAGTTGTCAATCGAACTTGTTCCCACCACACAGGAACAGCAAATGTTCTTTGGTGCCATTCAAACAAAAGAGCTTGCAGGAGTTGTCTGTCCAATCCATCCAAAGAGAAAGGATAGTTTATGAGCTGTCTGGGGTTCTTTCTGAAGCTGTCTCTCTTTTCCTTTCCTGCCGTGGCTGCTTGGATGTTCGTAGCGAACTCAAGAATTTCGTCGAACCCGCTGCCCGCTTGTCCTTGCCCACGCCCAGACGGTTGTGCAGTTATGAGAGCAATCCTGTCTCCCTTGATGAATAGCTTGAGCGTCCCTGCTCCAAGATTGTAGAGGAAGTCTAGAGAATTATTGAACGTAGCAGGTCCATCAGGAGTAGCCTGCACCTTGAGAGGTAATGGACCTAGCCTTATCGATGCTGGATCAAGGATAGACGTAAACGGAGGTTGTGGGAATGGAAGAGAAGGAAGATCAGGAATCAGTATTCCTGCACCGGCGTTATTCGTGAATGTGGTTAGTTGTACGGTTTGTCTGCGGAAGGCTGAGAACAGCTCAAACGTCTTCTCTTGGGTAGAGATGATGTTGCCAAAATCGAGAGCAGGAGGGGTACGTGGTTCAATGTGTACCTTTTCAAACCAGTTCCCCCCTATAGACGAATCTTCGCTCAAGAATGCAGGACCTTGATCCGTCAAAGGAGCGACAGGAAAAGCAGGACCCGGGCCTGCAGCAATAACTGAACCTATCGTAGAGTCAATCGCAAGTGCAGCAACTTCTCGGAAGTCAGGACGTGACGGGGGCTGTGCGGGAGGATAGTTTAGAGAACCTGTCCTTCCTGGATAGTGCCCGAATATGTCAGGACGTAGTCTATCGGGTTCCGAAAATGCCGAGAAATTTGCCACTAGATTTTGCGGTAAGCAATACCTTGATGTGCTGTCGTATTAGTCAGAGATCCTGTGTTGCCTTTCTTTTGCGATGGGAACAGAAACCATTCATCCCCACCAACCATAACGCTATCACCAATCACAAAATCCTTGATACTCACTCCACGTACGTCTTGCATCCATCCCAAAAGCATGATCACTGGAGCGGACACAGTAACGTTAGTCGTGTCTTCAAACCAGCACCCGATAGGATACATAGGAACTAGTCCGTCTGTGGGCGTGGACTGGAAATCCCCGAAGGCTCTAGCAAGCATGCTTCCCCTGAATCCCCCTATTAGTCGTTGCCTTGCTACTGAAGCTCTGTCCGTTCCAAAATTTGCGTCGGCTTGGTTGCCCATAGGGATACCCCACTTGCCCGAACCGCCACCGACCTGATTGGGAAAACTTTCTAGGTGTAGCGTAGCTGCAATCTCTTCCATATTTACGACAGGAGTTTGATCCTGGCAAAGACCATCAAGCAGGTAAGTAGATGTTGCCTGTATGGCTACGGACGTAGATGCAGGATTTGTTCTCTCAGCATAGCAGTATTCTCCCCCTGTCCAGTCTCCAACCTTATCGATAATTCCAAATCCAAAGTGTCCTACTGTTGTACTGTCCAATTGCACAACAATGTGAGCATAGTGAGGAGATGAGTTACTATCAAAGCACCAATACTGAGAAGGAGTTGCACCCACAAAGAGTCTTCTTTGTAAAGCAATTGTTCCGTTAGATCCGGATATAGCTCCATTACCTGAATCGTCTGTATGGTTGCCCGGAAGTGTAGCAGTACTTATGAAGCCAAGACTATGGTATAGACCCATACTAGGACTCGCTACTACAGGTTTTTCCCACCGTGCTTGTGCGAAGATAGTATCTCTACTGATCCCCCATTCTCCGGTTACGGTATCGAGTTCATCGGACGTCCAACCACGACTAACTAGATAGGCATCTATCTTAGTGACGAGATCCTCAAGGCCTGTTACTGTTTCGTTTTTGAATCCCATTACTCTTCCTTCATAGCCCAAAGAGAGTAGACTTCAGTTCTTGAACCTGATCGGAATATGCGATATCTCGTACCGTTCTGGTCTGTCGTTGTATCCTCTGCTGTAATCGCAGATCCAGTAGAGTCTAGACCTGTAACCCAGTACATATTTTCTATCTCAGTTCGCAGTTTGTCAAAAGGATTTATAGGTTCTGAGACCGTGTTAGTTTCCATCAAGACAACAGGAATAGGAGGTAATAGATCTCCCCCCGAATCCGGTGTAGGAAGAATGACAGAAGTAGCTCCAGCTCCTGAAGGAAGTATGATATCAAAGAATCTTCTACGACCTTCCCCGACAATCGTACTTGCATCAGAGGCACCTGCCAAGCGTCTATTCTGTCCCCCGGGATAGACTGTTCTTTCCTCTTTCAAAACACCAAATGGATCAGCGTTCCTAAACCCTAGAACAACTGCATCTTCTTGTCGTCTCAGGCTATACGGATCATCGAACACTGAATGTGTCTGAGCTTCTACAGGTCCAGTTATCTCAACGTCGTCAGGAAAGACAGTACTAAATCCACAACAAGCATAGGCTACAAGAGGATAGGGATTGTTCACTGTAGTAGCGAATGAATTACCAAGACCAACATAACCCGATTGGTAGGCTAATGTAACCAATCCTTGAGTTTTGATAGCTATGGCTATTTTTCTTTCTGTAATGGAAATCCAAGCATCTTGAGTTTGTGCGTCGAAAAGTGGAGTATAGTGCCCAACCCCAATCCCCGTCATAGACTGCATATTACCTGTCTGCGAATTGAAATCTACTGCGGGATTGAACGCATCACAAGCACTCCAGATGATGAAATGATTATCGTCTATACCGACAGTAGCGGTTCCTGTGCGGAACATGATGAACGGTTCATCACCACCCGTAACCGTTCCCTTCAATGCAAGTTGCTTTTGGTCGTTTATGCTGTTGAGACTGAAGTCGTTGGTATCCTGAAACAGATTCTGAGATCCGGTGAACCATCCAGTTTGTGTTAGGGTAATGTCGAGAGTAAGGCCCGTTCCAGCTGCGCTTGCGGTCGTAGCGTTTCCTGTCAACGAGATTAGTCCCGTCATCGTCAGGTTTAGGGTAAGGTCATCGTTACCCCCAAAAGTGCTGGGTCCTATGCCTAGTGTCGTTGCGCCTGTTAGTCCGGGAGCAACTGAGTACGCTCCGCCAGTCTCAAAGACAGAGACGGCTGTAACAACTCCAGCAGCTTCAGTATCGACTCGGGCTTTGCCCATTTGTCGTTCCGTTCCGCCTTGTACTTCTACGATCTCTCCTACGCTGTAGCCTGTTCCTCCCGCGTTGACCGCAACGGTTGCAAGCCTGTTTGAAAATGCTCCCCAGTTGCGCCGAACTAGGGTAGAGACACTACCGCCTCCCCCGATAGTCAATACTTCGAACGTTGCATTCGCAAAGGCTCCCGCGTGGGTCAGAGTGATGATCTCGCCTACTACGTAACCTGTGCCCGCTGCGTTGATCACCTGAGCCGATACATGCTGTGACGTTGCACAAGCACCCATGAGCGTTAGAAGCTCTCTCTTATCCTGAACTGTTTGGTTTTGCCACATACTAGATTCCGATGGTCTGTCGTGTTGCGCTCTTCTTTCTTCCCAAAGCATTGACGATCTTTATATCAAGGATTCCGGAATCGATCTCTTCACCGAACGCATTCGGGTCTGTCTGATTTACGACAGTAACATTTACGGGGGGAGCGCCAACTTCAATGACTTGTCCGGCCCCACCGGTAGGCTGTCCCTGTGCTGCCATGATAGCAGAAGTAGCTACTGCAGGGACGATACTTCCTGAGCTTTCTGGACGGAAGATCTCTGGTCCACGTTCTCCGACAAGGAAAGGCCTGTTAGCTGCCACAGGACCGCCTGCTTGCCGTCCTGGGATGTTTGCAATGGACGTGAGTCCTGCACCCGCTCCCCCGAGTCCAGTAAGCTGCAAGAGAGCGAGACGAACAAGCAAACGAGCAATGTCGTCTAGGATCTGATCAACGAACCGGCTAAATTCGAATTCTCCCGCTCGAACAAAGCTTACAAGAGAATCTTCTATGTTGTTGAATGCGTTTACGAGAACGTTCTCAGCCAACGAACCTAGGTCCGTGATCTGTTGTTCAATCCGAAGTAGCCCACGGGAGAAACCCCCAGAGATGCTCTGATCTGCCTCAAGAGCGGCTAGCTTTGTCTCTCGTAGCCTCTGGTTGAATACATCCTGACTGATTATGTTGCTGTCTAGCAACGCCTTCAGAGCTTCGAGAGTCCTTACTCTCTGCTCTTCCGGTCCTCGCAAGTCTTCGAGCACTTGACGCTGATCCCGCAACGATTGATTCTGAGACAACTGTTGTGCCAACTGCTCCTGTTGCGT